AGCAAATAAATCGCCCTTTCGCGGAACGCCATCCGGCAACATAGTGGCATTGACAAAAAGGCGAGGCCTATGAGCAATAGCCTCGACAGGAGATCCAATTTCAAGTCCATCAAGGCTTGGGGCATCATAAAGAACTTTCAAATCAACGCTTGTCCCGCCACGCGTAAGCGTCGCAAGCTCTCCAAACTCTTCCGTATTGAAAAAGGTTGAATCCAAATCGTCGATAAGTCCAGTTTTAAATGATCCCATTTTAATACCTAGACAACTTTTGCGGAAAAAATTCCACCACCCTGGACAGCGACGGGAAGCGGTGCAGATTCGACGCACATCCACTTTCCACGAGGACGACCCTGAGTGATCCAGTTGTATGCATAATAAGGTGTCTTGTTGATCGTCCCCATTGCTGCATCCATGATTGCAGCATAATGGACTTCAAGACGGCAGTTCCGACCAATGAGCAAAATGCGGTCGGTCGGAACGATTGACTTTTCAGTTTTACTTTCTTCGTCGAAATAATACTCGTCGTAAGTAAACAAATCCATTCCGAGAATTGTTCCCTGAAATTCCACGCCTGGAAAAGTTTGATCTGGGGTCGGGGCAATCGCACCAAAATTGATGCGCGAATTGTCGAGATACGATTTCACATTTTTGTTTTTCAAAAATGCATCAAAGGCATCAGATCCGAAAACAGCAGTGCCCGCGCTTGTCGAGCCACTCTTAACGATCTTCCGACGAGAGTCACGTAAAAAAGTGATCGGGTCACTTTCGACCGCATCAAAACGATCTTTGGTATTGACAGCAGTAATCTGATCCGAAGGAATCGGCTGTTCAATCGTTTCGTCGTAGCCCCCGCCTTTCACAACGATCTTGCCACTGAAAAGAGATTCAGCGCACATCTCTTCTTCTCGGCGCTCATTTGCATTTTGCAAATCGAGCATATCGGTCATGCGATTGGCGACATCGAGAGCTTCTTGAGAATCATTCTCGGAAGAAATCTCAACGATGTTCTGGCCGGGGAGTCTGCGCTCCAGATCCTTTTTCGTGAGGTTCCGGGTAGGTGCCAAATGAGGAGGCGTGAACGAAATGGTTTTGAAACCATCACGGCTGATCATCGTGCCCGGAAGTTCGTCGCGAATATAGGGAGAAATGTGACGGGTCTTTTTTTCCACATCAATCAAAAAAGATTGAGTAGCATGCGTGATCGTTGCAAAACGCTTGCGAAAAAAAAGTTGAGGCTCGTAATTTTGTACGAGCTGGCGACTCATCTCAATCGGATTGTCGCAAGGAATAGTGTTTTCATCTGCCATAGATTTTTCTCCTTACGCTCCAATTACAGGCGTAGTTTTGTTAACGAAAAGACAATGAGCGCGCATTGCGTCAATGTGAGTTGCAAGGGTGTCCGTGCCGCCAAAAATTAATTTGTCTTCACTCACATCGCCAGTGTAAGTGACGGCGGCCAATACGGTCGCATCAGAACTGACCACCACATCTTCCAAAAGCATTGCATCTGGATTTTGAGTTCCATCACTTTTAGTGGAATCCACCAAAAGAAATTCACCCTTCGAAAAGTCAACGCCCACAGCCACGATTGTTTTCACTCCAATCGTGAGTGTGACATCTTCCGATGTTAAATCAACATCATAATCATTGGGCCAAACACCAATAGTGTTTGCTTCGAGTTCCAATTTGTCGGCAGTCGTATTTGCAACAGCCTCGAAAGGACAAGAAGTGTCCGCATTGGCTAGAGCCGCAAGGCTCGTAAGGATGCTATCAACCGTGCTTGCAGAAGTGATTTCAACTTCATAGCTCAAATTGATACTTACCGAATCAGAAATGGAGAGAGTCAAATAGCCCGAAGGATCTGCCGCCGAGCCTACCGTCACAACGGTCTTTGCACCGATTGTGATCACAACGGTTGTGGCAATCAAAGTGATTGTATAATCATTTGCAGCCGTTCCAATTGCCTTTGCTTCGAGTTCCAATTTGTCGTCAGTTGTGTTTGCAACTGCTGAAAGAGGGGAATTCGTGTCAGCATTTACAGCCGCAGCAACTGCGGTAAGAATGCTATCAATCGTGCTCGCACCAGTCGTTGTGATGGGGTAGCTCAAATCAATATCAGCCCCATCAGAAATAGCCAGCGTTACAGTGCCATCACCTGCTGTCAGCGCAGAAAGTGCAAAAGAAAATTCTGCCTGGGTTCCCGCCGAAGGTGCGGTGAACGCAGACAAACCAAAAGACAATTTTTCTTTCACGCCTGCGGTTGGAATTTTTTTACCAAGAACAGAGCCAGCCGAAAGAGATTGGTTCAACCCAATCTCAACGCAGTCACGCGCTTGCGGAAAGTCACCCGCAAAAAGATTTTGATATGAAGAATTACGGATTGTCATTTCTTCCTCCCATAGTAACGATCTGCGGCTGCTCTTGCGACTTTGTCGTTAACAGCCTTTGTGTTTTGTTGTTCTCCAGCGCCGCCTTTAATTCCGTTTTGAGCGGAACTTTCAGCAGCGAGGCCCTTTTTAATCAGTTCTTTTTGGGTGGGCGAAAGACCAGCCAAAGCAGCTTTTGCAGCCGCAGCATCGGCGGCAGCGAGAGCCTCTGGAGTTGGAGCCGGAGCTTCAACGCCTGCCGAAATTTTTGCCTTGCATTTGTCGAGAGCAAAAGTGCGAGCTTCCTCAAGACTTTTTCCTTCGCTGATGAATTTTTCACAATCGTCTTCAAGACCTAAGCCTTTAAAAACTCCCTGAATCCCAGAAACGCGGGTGCGTTCGGTGGCGATTGCAGTGCTCGTGGCCGCAGCAAGAGCCTCAGCGTCCGGCTGATTTCCTGCCGAAGCATTCGGCTTGGATTCTGTTGGTTTTCCAAACATATCATTATTCTCCGTTTGATTTTTCATTTGATTGATTAATTCGTCTGGCGAAATAACGCCGTCCACTACTCCCGCCGAGACCGCTCCAGCACCGACAAAAATTCCACCACTACCATAATTATTTAAAACCGTTTGAAAATCAGTTCCACGATTTCTCGCAACACTCGAAATGAAAACAGTCGCCAATTCGTTTAATTGTTTTTTGATTAAAAAAAGTCCATCAGGATCAGTAGGCGTTGGTGCTTTATTCGGAGACAAATCGGAGACAATCAAAATTTCATTTTCAGTTTCGTTAGAGTTATAGCTGCAAAGAACCCCGACTGATCCTGAAATTGCTTGTTCAGAAACGTAAATTTTTTCAGCAGCACTGGCGATCCAATATGCTGCACTGCACATGCTCCCGCCAGAACGTGCAACAATTCCATAAGGTTTGGATCCACGAGCAGCATAAATTGCATTTACTAGATCCGCGCATCCGGCGACTTCGCCACCCGGCGAATTAATATCAAGAATAATTCCAAGACATTTTGAATCATCTAACAATAAATTAAATGCCTCAAAAATAGAATCATAAGTGTCAAGTCCCATCCAAGCCGCAAAAAGATCAGAACGATAAGTCAAAACACCATCGATGTGAAGAATAAAAATTCCGTCACCCGCGTCATCACAAATATTTGCATGATCGACAGCGCCGTTTTCTTTAAAGAAAGAATCACCAAAAGTCGAACTCGCTAGAGTTTTTAAAACTTGTTTTTGAATTGCCCAATTGCCGGGAAGAAACGCACAAGTGCGTTGTTCTTTTTTTTCGTTTTGTTTTTTTTCGTCGGCCATGGTTTTAATCTTTTTGTTTTTCAGAATATAAATAAAATAAAAGTAATCGAAACAATAGAAAATAATTTTTTATCAAATAAAGAAAACAAACCTTGCCAGATTGCTCCAGCAAGGTCTGTTTTTCACCACCATCAAGGAATGTCTTTATTTTGATTCATCTTGGTTTTCATCTTTTCCATCTTTTGAATCCGTTTCAGTCGTTGCCAAACTAACGCTTTCGGTTTTGCTAACTGCGCCCGGTTCTTTAAGCCCTAAATCAGTTCTAATATTAGCTTCTTCCGCGAGCCCGGCGGCAACGTTTTCGTATTCATCGCCGTTAATTTGAGCGCAAACAGTTCCACGCGTCGTGAGTTGTTCATCAATCTGCATCTTAAAGGCTTGTGTTTCTTTTGTAGGATCAAGCATCATCGGAGCATCACCTACCCATTTTGATTGTCTCCATAAAATTCTTTTCATCGGATCTTCAAAATAGCCAGGGCACTCGACGATTCCGAGCAAAACACTTTCGTCTAGCCACGCTTCATAACTCGGTTGACAAAAATCAGAAACCAAATTCACTCGGCCTCGATCAAAAGTTTTTTTACTTTCCAAAATTGCCGCGCGAACGCCGTTATAACTGGTTGAAAATTTTTTCAAAACTACTTCGCTGGCAATGCCAAGTCGTGCACTAATCTCCGTGAAAATTGAATTCACAAATGGGTCGTAGTTTTGGTTTGGTCTTTTAGTATCGGCGACTTCTATTGATTCGCCTTTTGCAAGTTGGTTGATTCCTCCTGGACTTAATTCAACAGCAGCCGGGTCAGTTTCGTTTGAGAATTGTGTTGATTCAGTTCGTTCATGATCTGGTACATTACCGACAAAGGGATCTGGGGTTTCAGTTTCTGTAGTTTTTATGAACACCGTAAACATCGACGCGATAACAGCTGCGGTAAGTTCTGCATCCTGGTATCGTTCTTGTTGTTTGATTTGAAGAATCACCGGGGCAAGCCATGGGACTCCCCGCCTTTGATCTGGTCGCTCACTCGAAAAAACATGAATAACATTTAGCATTCCAAAAGAAGACATCGTCTCCACTCGGACAGTCTCGCACCAGTCACTATAATTATCAATTGAATAAGGTGGCTTTTTTGAAAAGTGATAAGCGACTGGGGCCCCTGAATCATCGACCTCAACGCCCATCGAAACTAAATCAGATTCCGAAACTCCGAGAGGGTTCATGCATCGATCACCCTCAAGCAATTTGAAACAGCAACCCCACGGACTAATTGGATTTTCTCGAAATTGACGAAGAATAAAACAGTCACCAGTGATCAATTGCGTTTTAAATGCAAGATCCTGAAGCTGTGCAAAAGTGTTTTTTCTTTCTGCATCACAAAATTTTGAGTTTCCCCACATTGCAAATTTTAATTGAGTTGATTTTTCCCAAGCTCTCGCTTCTTCTTTTGTGAGTCCAAGCATTTCAGCGTTTATGGATGGATGACATTTTAAACCACTGCCAACAACGTTCACGTCCATCGAATTAATTGCTGCGCCAGCAAAAGCAGAATTCTGATAGAGAGCGCGGCTTCGCTTTTCAAGTGTTCCACGATCTGTGTACAAGTCGCGATCAGCAGAACCAAGCGAGACCCAAAAAGCTTTTAGCGCATCCAGCTGATGACTCGAGCCTTTCCATGCTCGGCCACTTCCGAATCCTGTCGATCTCATCGATGAACTACCCATGGATAATTGTCCTTCTCATTATCATCCGACGACCTGTTGAGCCAGCAGATTTAGCCGTCGTTAATTTTTCATTCCAATAATCAATTCCATTTCTGATATCCGCAAGATTTGCGCGAGTCATAGAGCGTCCACCAATCGAATAACTCTGGCCGGATAAAACTTTTTCTTCAGCGGCCACATATTTATCTAATTGAGTTTGACAAAAAGCGATTGAATAATTGGCCAAAAGAACCTCATTGAAAAATAATCAACGTAATTGAAAATGAATATAGTTTTTAAAAAACAAAAATGAATTTCATTTAGAATGTTCTAGAGCCCACTTTAAAGCTTTATCAAATTCTTTTTCCAAATGTCTTTTTGAAGTGGCATGTACTATTTTTTCAAAATCCCATCGACCTGGAACGTCTCCCATTTTCGGTAGATAATATAAAAACTCCATTATTTTTCTGTTTTCTTTTTTTCTTCTGGCTACAAATTGTCCTCTTTTTCCATCTAAAATAAACGCGTGAGAATTTGTAACATTTCCTTTTTTTTTCTTGGGATGCGCATTATGATATTTTAATAATTCAGAAGGGCGCATTGTTTTTTTTATAGATCCCTTTGGCGTTCTGGATTTTGAAACTTGTCCACTCTCCCAAGTTGATCCATGTCCAGATGAAGTTGGTACCGCTAAAGATTTTCCACTGTTAGATTTTTTTTCACCACCGACATCATTTAATTCAAAAAAATCATGCGGAAAGCTTACTGTTGCCACTAAATTTTCTTTAGTAGCCTTATCAACGCGTACGGTTTTTGGAAATGTTTTATTTCGGACATGAAATTTTGAGTTGTAAGCGCTAATGACATTTGTTCTTGATTTAAAAGCTACTTCATTTAATGCTTTCATTTGTGCAAAATGAATTTGCTTTTGAATATTTTGCATTTGTTTTAAAATGGAGCCACCAAGATCTTTAAAATTAATAGTAACCTCGCTCATATTCGAACCCCTTTTGAAAGAATTTTTCTTTTTCTTTGTGCAGGAACAACATTTGAAACGTTCATTAAATACTTCACACCAGCCTCAGACATTTTATCTACGTCGACACCAACCAAATTAAGCGCAGCACGAGCATAGACCCTACAGTCAAGAGCTTCATTGCGCTCTCTTATTTTTTTATAAGCCCAATGCATTGATCCTCGGGTCCATTTCTTGACGCGCTTTTCCGATGTGAGTTGTGCAAAAAATTCATCATCATAATTTTCTTTATCTGGAAAATGGCAATAGCCAGGACAGGGTGATTCCATTGCCAGCCAATTTAATAATTGGTCCTTTGCAGTGTCGGCCCCAACAATCACTAAAGCTGCATTTAAAGAAGCACTTCTTTTTGTTCGACTAGGCTTGCTAACTATCGGCCTTCCATTTCCATCGCGACCAACACAAGAATAAATATTTTTCCATTCTCGCTTTGAAGTAAATCGATATACATCGTCAGTCTTATGGCCCGCCGAATCGCAAAGAGCCGCAGCGACATAAAGTTTTTGACCTTGAGAATTTAGATAGCCCGCAGATAAAGTAGTATCAAGTGCTTCCCAAACGGCAGGTAAAGCGGGATCTCCAATAAAAATTTTTCGATCAATACTCCATGATTCAAGGCCCTTACCCCATCCAACAATTTCGACTTCTAAACGATTATCTTGTGTGTCAACTCCAGCCGTTAAAATCAAAACATCATCAGGAACTTCACTTTCATAAACTTCTTTTCTTGCTGAAAGTCCATATTGATCTAATTGGGCCCCGCCATCGACATCCCACGCTTCAGCGAGAACGTTATTCGTAAAGGCTTTTAGTTTATTTATGTCTCCTTGTGCTTCTAAAAATTCGGTCACTGCTTCAGACCAGCTAAACCAACCGAGAGGAGAATAGAGAGCGGATAAATTATAACTTGGATAAGCGCCGTTTGAATTTTCAGCAATCCAAACTCCGGAAGCCATCATTTCAGTTTTTCGATATTCACTATATTCTTTTTTGCATTCAGGACAACGCATTCTAACAGTTGTTGGAAGATGATTTCCATTTTCATCTCTATCCCAGATCACATTCTCCCATTTCAATTTATGCAGGGATCCACAATGTGGGCATGGCACATTAAAATATCTTTGATCACCAGCTCTAAATTTTTCGGTGATGCGACATTCACCTTCAATGCCTGGAGTTGAATTCCAAAAACGTTTTTTGCGAGGAAAATTTGTTGTTCTTTTTTTTATCAGATCAAGGGGATCACCCTGGCCATCGACATCGTGAGACCACTCACTAATCTCATCGCACAAAGCAATGCGCAAAGGCATCGAGCGCATGTTAGATGCGCTATTGCTCCACCCGGTGACCAGTGCCCCGCCAGCAAATTCTTTTAAATAAATTTCATCGCCAGTAAAAAGCTTATCCATTCCCATCGCGGCAAACGCGGGAACTTCTCGCAGCTTCATAAATCGCTTTGCGGAGGTTTCGGTAGTTTGGTATTGACCGATTGGTGATGGACAATGTTTGATATAATACATCGCAGTGTTAATCAAAACTTCAGTTCCACCAACCTGTGAGCCTTTCATCAAAGCCACATCAGTCGTAGGACTCTGGGGCGATAACTCGTCCATAATTTCAACGAGATATGGAGTCCGTTCATTAGTCCATCTTCCAGGTTCAGAAGACCCAACGCCTGCTAAGATTCTATTTTCAGCAGCCCACTGACTAATTGTTTTTTCGGGAGGCGGCAACAGGCCAGACAAAAGACCAGAGACCGCATAATCTACATTGTCGGTTTCAGTTTTTGGCGTTTTTTTAGGATCAAATTTTTCCATTTTTACGACAAAATATTGTCTTCCGTTTTTTCGGATAGTTCTCGGAGTGTTGTGATGCAGGCCTTTCTTATTTTTTCTCCGACAGAATGTTCTAATCCATCCATCACAATCAAAACTTTTTCGTTAGGGACTTCTGCTTTTATCATCGCGTCTCGGAAAGAACCAACAATTTCGGGAGCCAGGCGAGAATAAATAGTGAGAACCTTATCTTGAATTGAGATTCCTAATTGGTAGGCATGTTGAAAACATATTTGTTTGTCAACGAGACCGCCTTCCATTTCATCGGCCTTCATTCTCGCGAGTCGAGCAAGATGAAATTCTTTTTCTCCTTTCGATAATTCGAGTCCTTGCTTTTCTTCTAAAATTTGTCCGTAATCAACGCCTTCAATTGGAGACCGATTTGGTTGAGGCGCAGACGACACAGATGGATTTTCAGAGCCAGCCAGATGCGCAGATCCCATCGCAGCTAAGTTATCCATGCCTAAAGCTTTTTGGGCTCTTGTGGGTGTCGTGACGTGGCTCCGATCCTTGTTGGCAAGAAATTGCTGAACGGACACAACTGAATGATATTTTTCTTTTCCTCTTGAGTCTTCAAAAGAGTCGATTCGACCCAATCGTTTTGCTTTTGAGATTGCAGCGCATGAAACGCCTATTAATTTTGAAAGAGAATCCCCATTTATCAGGGTATCGTCTTTGTAAGAATGCTGGGTTCTTCGATAAAACATTAACCTAATATAATTTTTTATTTGTCAAGTTAATTTTTAATAAAAATCAAAGCCAGATAAAATTATTCAAAAACAAAAATCAATAAAATAAATCCTTATTTATTCCGTTTCTTCCAAGATACCTACCCCGACAAAAACGATTTAGAGGCCTATTTAAGCCTTCATCTCATCTAACCCTTGTAAGAGGGGCTTAGAATCAAAACAAAAGGCCACAGAGCAACCCAATGCCCAATAAACCCAAACTGGAAAGGTAATTCATACCCGGAAGGGTCGCTCGCACTTCACC